CAGTGATAGCGCATTCCTAGAGAATGATGAGTCAGATGAAGGCGTAACTGGACTAACTGACTACATACAGAAGCAGTTTACTAGGGCTGAAGATGCACGATACACAGAAGAAAACAACTGGATCAGAGCATATAAGAACTACAGGGGTGTATACAGTTCTGACGTACAGTTTACGGAGACTGAAAAATCCCGTGTATTTATTAAAGTAACAAAGACAAAAGTACTTGCAGCGTATAGTCAAATCGTAGACGTACTACTTGCAAACAACGAGTTTCCGCTATCAGTAGAGCCTACTACCTTACCAGAAGGTGTAGCTGAGACAGTACACTTTGATCCTAACGCTCCAGCAGACGTAGAAACGGGCGATATGCCAAAGGACTTATATGGCTATGAGGGAGATGGTAGAGTATTACCCCCCGGAGCTACAGAGTTAGAAGACCTAGAAGAAAGATTAGGCCCACTACAAGATGCCCTAGATGATGTAGACACATTGAAAGAGGGCTTTGGTATAACGCAATCGTCTGTCAACTTTCATCCTGCAATGGTTGCTGCAAAGATGATGGAGAAGCAGATTAAAGACCAGTTAGAAGAGTCAGACGCTACTAAGCACCTACGAAATGCAGCGTTTGAGTGTGCGCTATTTGGTACTGGTGTACTAAAAGGCCCATTTGCTACAACAAAAGAGTACCCTAACTGGACAGATGAGGGTGAATACGATCCTACAGTTAAGACAGTGCCTAAAATATCCTACGTATCTGGTTGGAATTTCTACCCTGACCCAGATGCAAGTACGATAGAAGACTGTGACTACGTAATAGAGCGACATAAACTTACAAGATCCCAACTACGTGCATTACGCAATAGACCATTCTTTAGAGAAGACGCTATCAAAGAAGCAATAGAGTTGGGCGAGAACTATTCTATAAAATGGTGGGAGAGTAGCCTCTTAGAGTCAGAAGATGAGGATAGTTCACACAGTTATAACACACAACGCTACGAGGCCCTAGAGTTTTGGGGTATATTAGACAGGGCTATAGCAGAAGAGTCTGGCATCGAGATACCCGGCGAGTATGAAGACGTAGATGATCTACACGTAAACGTCTGGATATGCAACAATGAGATACTCAGGTTTGTAGTCAATCCGTTCCTACCAAAGCGTATTCCATACTGTGCAGTGCCATATGAAGTCAACCCATATGCTTTCTTTGGTATAGGCGTAGGCGAAAATATGGACGATACACAGACCCTGATGAATGGATTTATGCGTATGGCAGTAGATAATGCTGTATTATCAGGTAATTTACTGATAGAAGTAGACGAAACTAACCTGACTCCGGGCCAAGACCTGACCGTATACCCCGGTAAAGTCTTTAGAAGACAGGGCGGTGCGCCGGGACAGGCAATATTTGGCACTAAGTTTCCTAATGTAAGCAGTGAAAATATGCAACTGTTTGATAAAGCTAGAGTGTTAGCTGATGAGTCTACAGGTATACCTTCATTTTCACATGGGCAAACTGGTGTAACTGGTGTAGGTAGAACGGCAGCAGGTATCTCGATGCTTATGGGAGCAGCGGCAGGATCTGTTAAGACAGTCGTAAAGAACTTTGATGATTACCTGTTACGTCCTTTAGGTGAGGCAATGTTTGCATTTAATATGCAGTTTAACTACAATAAAGACATAAAGGGTGACTTAGAAGTTAAGGCTAGGGGCCTAGAAAGCCTGATGCAAAATGAAGTAAGGTCACAAAGGCTTATGTCTTTCTTACAGATTGTAAGTAATCCAGTACTTGCACCCTTTGCTAAGTTTCCGTTTATTATACGCGAGATAGCTAAGTCTATGATGCTAGATGCAAACAAAGTAACAAATACGCCAGAAGAAATGCTACGTCAGACTTACCTAATGCAAAAAAATCAGGAAGCTATGGGTCAAGGTGGGCCAGAGCAACAGCCTATGGATATGTCAGGCGTAGGTGGCGGTAACATAGGTGTAGGTGCAGCGCCAGTACCGGGTGAAGAACAGTTTACGGGGCAACCACTACAACAGCAACCACAACAGGCTCCACCTGCACAACCACAGATGCAACCACCCCCACCGAATGAAGGTCTACCACCGGGTATGCTACAATGAAACTAGAAAAACTATATCCTTTAGTATCTAATCCTAAGTACAAAAATCTTGAAGAATACTTAATTTATTTAAAAGAAAGAGCAGTAACTACTATGGCATATGCTGACGATACTATAACTATACATAGGTGTCAGGGGCAAGTGTCTACTATAGACCAACTACTAAAACTAAAGACTAATGTTTTACGTGAAACAAAAGGAACTGGACAATGACTAATGTAATACATATGTTTAGCGACATGGAAGATATGGAAGAGGTAGAAGTACCCTTTGGATCTTTAGAAGAAGAAGTTGCAGATGATGTACCTGTGCTTTTGTCAGAGGGCGAGTATGTAGTACCTGCTGACGTAGTGCGATATTGGGGCCTAAAGCACCTAGAAGAAATGCGTACTATGGCTAAGTGCGGTCTTATGTCTATGGAAATGGATGGTAGATTACACAAAGTAGATGATGATGACGATGTAGAAGAAGAAGTAGAGGTACAGGAAGAAGAAGAGGAAGAGGAAGGTAATGAGGATGAGGAAACTATGCTTATGATGCAAGAGATGTATAGCATGGAAGAGCCTGAAATGATGGAATTTGACATAGACGATATGCAAGAAGACATGGGTGAGGAAGAAGAAGAAGTAGACTTTGACGGTAAAAAAAAAATAGCTGACGCTGACGATGATGATGAGTTTGATGAAGACGATTTAGTATTTACAGTTAGAGCTATTGGAATGGAGAATGGAGGCAATGTAAGCGGAGATATGGGAGAACCTACTGGCCCCAATGAGGGAATAGGTGGAGGCGTTTCAGGAGAAGATGAAGAGACAGGGCTTGGAGTAGCTACAACAGCAGAATTACAAGAAATAACAGAAGGAATTGCCGAAATTCAAGAAGCTAATGTAGCAGCTTCTTTAGCAGGTGTAAGTCCGTGGGGAAAAAATGTAATGCAGTGGAGTGGAGCTACAAAATCTCCCGGTACGATGAATCAAATGTCTAAAATGAGCGTTGAAGAAAAAGAAGATCTTCTAGATGAAATAGCAGAAGCAAGAGTTGCTGTTGATCCTACTAGTAGAGAAATGGATTTAAATGCAATGACAGAAAGAGGATTTCAACAAGCTAACCCCGGAATAACCGACTTAGTAGATGTAGCAGCTACAGTACTAGGTAGAATAAATCCTGCAATAGGAGCCGTTATGTCGGTAGGTAATACTATAAATGCTATGACAGGACGCGATACTGTAGGTATCAATGTACCTAGTGTAACAGCAAGTATTATGGGAATGACGGGATTAGACGATGTAGTAAGCGAAAAAATGTCTGGTTTTACAGATAGCTTGAGCGAGTTTGCTGAATCTGTTCCGGGTACACTAGATGATACATATGGTAGAGAAGAAAATACAGGTCAACAAATAGAAGAACAAATGAAAAAATTATCTGAGACTGACATGGCAGATCTACAAAAAATTATAAATCAAACAATAGATATTAAAGGAGTAGGAAAAATTCCTATTCGCAATAGTCTAGCATCATCTGTATTAAATTCACAAAGAAATGATGAGAAAGCAGACACTACGGGCTACCCGATACCCCTTTCATAAAGAAAGGCTACTTGAGGCCCCTACAAAGGAGAGTAAAATATGTCAGTAGAAGAACATGATGATCAGTCAGTTAAAGGACACGTAGTACAAGCAACTAAAAAATACAGAAGGGCAATGGATGAGGAGCGAGAACTAAAAGAACTTGTAGAACAACGACAGGCCCTAGAAAATAAAGTAGAAGAGGAGGAGGAAAATCAGGAGCAGTTAGATGCTCTAGATCCAGAAGAGTCTACATTTAAGAAACGATATGGAGATCTTCGTAGGCACTCCCAACGTATACAAGACGAACACAAAAAAGAGATAAAAAAGTTAGAGAAACAGATAGAGGCACTAGCTAATAAATCTGTTAAGCTACCTAAGACAGAAGAAGAAATATCTGCATGGTCGCAGAAATACCCAGATGTTTCTAAGATGATGGAGTCTATAGCCCTCAAGAAATCTACTGAAGTATCTTCAAGTATTAAAAAAGAGATGGAAGAACTACAGGAAATGAAGAGGGGCGTAGTTCGTGAGAAAGCAGAAAGCGAATTAAAAACGCTACACCCAGACTTTGAGGTAATCCGTAAAGATCCTGCTTTCCATGAGTGGGCATCCGTACAACCTAAATGGGTACAGGAAGCACTATACGACAATGACTCAGATGCATATGCCTGTAGTAAGGCAATCACTCTGTATAAAGCAGAAAACAAATTACTAACTAAAAGACAAAAACCATCTGAGGCAGCATCTAGCGTATCTACTAAGGGTATGCCCAAGGCAGATGCAGATGCAACTAAAAAAGGTACATTTAAAGAGTCTCAAGTAGACAGAATGACTGCTGCACAGTATGAAGCTAATGAAGAAGCAATTACTAATGCAATACGCAACGGAACATTCATTTATGATATTTCTGGTGCAGCACGATAAAAAAAGGTTGACAATGCATATTTAATATGTATAACTATACCTTACATCACATACTGATGTCCTCATCGTAAGATGACCACACACTGGTATGTTACTTCATTAAATTAGAAGTAGGTTAGCTACCATTTTACTAGTTGGCCCCTTATCTCTAATTAAGATATGGACACCCAATAAACAGCGAAATGCCCTGAACTTACATGATATAAGCTATCATAGGAGGGAACCAATATGGCTTTTAAAACAGCAACTGGTTACGGAAACCTTCCGAATGGCAACTTTTCACCTGTAATTTACAGTAAGAAAGTGCAATCGGCATTTCGTAAAACCAGTGTATGCGAGGACATCACCAACAATGATTATTTTGGTGAGATCGCTAATTTCGGTGATACAGTTCGTATCATCAAAGAACCAGAAATAACGGTTCAAGAATACGCCCGTGGCACACAAGTACAGCCACAGGATCTACAAGATGATGACTTTACTCTAGTTGTCGATAAAGCAAACTACTTTGCTTTTAAAATTGATGACATTGAAGATGCCCATTCTCATGTAAACTTTGAGTCAATGGCAACTGATAGAGCAGGTTATCGCCTAAAAGATCAATTTGACCAAGAAGTATTAGGTTACTTAACAGGTTTCAAACAGGCAGCACTTAGTGCTAATGCTGGAACCGCAAGAGTAGCCGCCGATAAATCAGGTACTGATCCTATTGCAGGAGCAGCAGCCAATGGTTTATTAGCTTCTATGTTAATTGCTCGTAACAGCTTTGTTTCTGGTGGTGCTGCTTCCGACTCAATCGCTCTACATCCAGACGGATCTACTGGTGAAGCAACTCCCTTGGAAGTGCTAAACCGTATGGCTCGTTTACTCGATCAGCAAAATGTTGACCGTGATGGACGTTGGGTTGTTGTCGATCCAGTGTTTGCTGAACAGCTTAATGACGAAAACTCTAAACTATTAAATAATGACTTTTCTTCGGGTAGCACGGACATTTTAAGAAATGGACGTATTATCTCTGGAGTAGTTCGTGGTTTCAGAGTATATATGTCAAACAACCTTCCTTCGATAGGAACAGGCCCAGCTACCATTGATACTAATGGATCAAGCGCACATTATGGTGCTATTGTTGCTGGACATGATTCTGCCGTTGCTACTGCTTCGCAAGTAGAAAAGGTTGAAACATATCGTGATAATGACAGCTTTGCTGACATCGTTCGTGGTATGCATCTGTATGGTCGCAAGGTTCTTCGTCCTGAAGCACTAGTTCGCGCTCACTACAACATTGCTGGTTAAGGGGAGAATAGACAATGGCTACTTTTGACCTTACCGCTTCATCTACCGCTGGTGTCGGTGCAGATACTTCTGCTATAATGCCAGCACATTATGGTAACAATGCAATGTACAATGTCGAGGCTTACCTCGATGTAGCTGCATTTATTGCTGCTGGTAATACTGTAGCTGATGGAGACATCTTTCAGTTATTAGAAATACCTGCTGGTACATTGATACTTAATGCTGGTGCTGAAGTTATGACAGCCTTTACCGCAAGTGTAACTGCTGACGTTGACTTTGCTGCTGGTGATGATATTATTGATGGAGCAGACGTTACTTCTACTGGTTATTGTGCCAAAGGAACTAACGGTCAAACCAATACGGTTGTTGGATCTGCTGCTTCAACTTATACTCAATTTGTATCTACTACTGATACTATTGATGTTCTGTTAGCAGGAGCCGCCGCTGCTGTTGGAGTTCTAAGAGTATATGCTACTTGCATTAATTGCAACGCAAATGGAAAATTTCCAGCTGCTGCAGCAAGAGATACTTTAGCATAATAAAGTACTAGGGGGTAGTCTTTTAATTAAAGGGCTACCCCTGTCTTTAATTTGGATGATACATGGCTACAACATTCCTTACATTAGTAAACGATACGTTAAGGAGAATGAATGAGGTTGAGGTTTCTGCAACTGATTTTCCTAATGCTACGGGTTTTCGTGCCGTAGTTAAAGATGCAGTCAATTCCTCCCTACAAGAAATATCACAAAAAGAATTTGAGTTTCCGTTTAATCACACTACAGGTACACTAGACTTAGTTATAGGCACTGATCAGTACACGTTAGCTACGGATCTAAAGATTGCAGATTGGGATTCATTTAGAATAAACTATGATGCAGATAATAATTATGGTGCAAGGGTATTAAAGCAAATAAACTATGACTCGTACCTAAAGCGTTTCTTTGAGCGCGATGCAGAAGCAGGTACAGGAGACTACGATCAACCTATATATGTATATCGTACCCTAGATAATAAAGTTGGATTTACTCCAAAACCAGATGCTACGTACAGCGTTAGCTACAGCTACTTTGCGTATGCTACAGATCTATCTTCTGCTACAGATACAATGTCAGTTCCTGACGCATTTAAACACGTAGTAATAGATGGAGCGCAATATCACTCCTTTATGTTTAGAGACAATACCCAACAGGCAGCTGTAGTCAAGGCTAAGTTTGATGAGGGTATAGAGAGAATGCGTACTCTACTAATTAACAGATTTACAGATGTACGAGATACACGGGTAGGCAGACTCCTAAATGTACCACATGGTAATGCTTAATGGCAGACGCATTAAAAGATGTTCTGGTAAACTCCAGAGGGGGTTTGTATACGAATGAGGATACGCTAACTCTTGCCAATACGCTTCCGGGGTCTGCCATACGAATGTTAAATATGGAAGTATCTCAGTTTGGTGGATATAGACGTATTAATGGTTATGCTGATTATGACTCTAACTATGGATCGGTTACAGGATCAGGCCCTGTCATAGGTCTATGGATACTAGATGGTACACCCTACGCTGTAAGAAGAAACCTAAAAGATACTACAGGATCTCTAGGCTCTAATCCATTTGCAGTTACTAGCGGAAGCCCTACAATAACAGTAACACATAGTAGTCATGGGCTATCGACAGGAGATAGAGTAACTTTTGCAAGTTCTGATGCTGTTGGAGGTATAACGCCAAACTCAGTAGAAATGGTTATTACGGTAGTTAATGCAAACAGCTATACTGTAGTATTTACATCTAATGCTAGTTCTAGTACTACTGGTGGAGGTAGTTCAGTAACCTTTACTGCAAACAATGGCACTCAAACACTAGGCTCTAACCCTTTCTCTATATCTAATACTAGTTCTACAATTACAGTAGCGCATACCTCACACGGCCTAGTTGTAGGTAACTTTGTAACTTTCTCAGGTAGTGCAGCCGTAGGTAATATAACCCCTAACAGTGTAGAGATGAAGGTTACTACTGTACCTGACGCTAATAGTTATACTGTAGAATTTACCTCTGCTGCTACCTCTACAGTAAGTGGCGGTGGTGGGTCTTCAGTAACAGCAAACTACAGTAAGTTTTATAGTATATGGAAATACAGTACAGGTGGTTGGACTACTATATCTTCTAACCGATCTTCAGTAGGTGTTACTAAAGTACGACACAGTATGAGTGCATACAGTGATACTGAAGATGTTATTATAACAGATGGTTTAAATTTTCCTGCGACCTTTAATGGTACTACTGTAGTAACTCACGCAGCAGGATCAGTTACTAACTCTTCAGGTGCTAAATTCTCTACAGACTTTAAAAATCATAAGTTTTATGGTGGTTTTCCATCTACCAATAATGGTAAAAATAAAATACTATTTAGTCAACCTTCAGACCCAGATGCATATGGGACTAACTCAAATACTTTAGATATGGGATTTGACGTAGTAGGTATGGCTCCTTTCAGAGACAGCCTATTTGTATTTGGCGAAAGACAGATAAAAAAAGTAACTGGTAGTGGCACTGCTGATTTTGCAGTGTCTGATGTTACAGCTAACGTAGGGTGTATAGCTACAGATAGTATAATAGAAATAGGTGGTGACATTTTATTTTTAGCGTCTGATGGCATTCGCCCTATACAAGGCACTGCAAACATTGGTGACGTTGAGCTTGAAACTATATCAAAGCCAATACAACAACTATTACAGGATCTACCCAATACGCATGATCTAGATAATATGTCTGCTGTAGTTATAAATAACAAGTCTCAGTTTAGGTATTTCTTTCCATCAGAAACAACTGCTGCAGCAGATACTGAGGGTGTAATAGGTGGTCTAAGATTTGCAAACAGGCGAGTAGGTTGGGAGTTTGGTCAGCTACTAGGCATACGAGCATTTGTATCTACTAGCGGATTAATAAATAAAGTAGAGACAGTATTACACGGGGATCTAAATGGTGAAATATACAAGCAGGAAAGCGGTAATACTTTTGATGGTGCTGATGTTACGGCAGTTTACGCATCTCCCTTTCTATATTTCGACTCTACCGAAAAACGCAAAATATATCAGCACGTATCGTTATTTACTAGACCAGAGGGGTCTTCCAGTTTGAACTTAGGTATAGCCTACAACTGGGATGACAACAATACACCAGACCCTACTACGTATGCTTTAACTACAGCAGGTGCGCTATCAAGATATACAACAACTAACAGTACGTATGATAATACCTCATTTACTTTTGATGGGTCTTCTAGCCCCGTACTAGAAACAAATTTACAGGGATCAGGGAGATCAATATCTCTGGTCATAACGTCAACAGGAACCCAAGCTCCATATAGTATAGCAGGGTTTTCTATAACTTATCAGGATGCAGGATACAGATAATGGCAGGATATACTAGACAATCTTCAGCACAAATAGTTAGCGGTGAGGTTATATCGGCTTCCCCTATAAATGCAGAGTACAACCAGTTACTAGCAGCGTTTAATGAAACGTCAGGTCACGCACACGATGGTACGGCAGCAGAAGGCCCACCTATAGATCGTATAGCAGATGCAGATCAGAAGAATGCTGTACTGATAGATACTACTAATAATCACATAGAATTTTATGTAGAGGATAGTGGTTCAGCTACACAACAAGTTCGTATTCAGGATGGTGCTATAGTTCCCATAACAAACTTTGATATAGATTTAGGTACAGCATCATTAGAATTTAAAGATATGTTCTTAGATGGTACTGCACACATAGACACTCTTGACGTAGATGGTAGTGCAACTATTGCAACTACATTAGGTGTTACTGGTGCGATTACTGGATCTAGTACAGTACAGGGAACAACAATAACTGCTACAACTGCATTTGTACCTGATGCATCTGACGGTGCTTCTTTAGGCACTACATCATTAGAATTTAGTGATCTATACTTAGCAGATGAAGCTGTAATAGGACTAGGAGAGGATCAGGATGTTACTCTTACCCATGTTCATAATACTGGAATACTACTTAATTCTACTAATAAGATACAGTTTAATGATGCCTCACAATTTATTCATGGTTCTAGTAATGCTGTACTATCTCTTGGAGCTACAGACGAAATAGATCTTACAGCTACTGCAATAGATATAAATGGTACAGCAGATATTAGTGGTAATACAGCCGTAGGAGGAACATTTACTTCTACTGGTAAGATTACTGCTGATGCTGGTATTGATGTAGATAACTTTAACATTGATGGTACAACTATAGCATTATCTTCTGGTGATATGTTATTAGATAGTGCAGGAGATGTTATACTTGATGCAGACGGTGCTGATGTATTATTAAAAGATGATGGTACTCAGTATGGTGCATTAACAAATAACTCAGGTAATTTAATAATTAAATCTGGTTCTACTACTGCTGCTACATTTACTGGAGCTAACACTGCACTAGCTGGAACTCTTAGTGCTACTGCAATTAGCGTAGGTGATGGTAACATAACTAACGTAGGTGATATTGCTGTTGACTCTATCTCTGCTGATGATACAGATATTAATGTAGCAGTAACAGATAACTCAGCTACTGCATTTACAATTAAACAGGGATCAGATGCTTATCTTATTGTTGATACAGCTAATAGCAGTGAGTCAGTATCTATCGGTACTGGCATATCTGGTACTGCTGTAACAATAGGACATGGTACATCTGAAGTAACCATAGGCGATAACTTAACTGTTTCAGGTAATCTTACAGTACAAGGCACACAAACAGTTGTAGATACTGTTACAATGAATGCAGAGAATGCTGTAGTATTTGAAGGTGCTACTGCTGATGCACATGAAACTACACTTACTATAATAGATCCTACTGCTGATCGTACCATTAACCTACCTAACCAATCAGGTACACTTCCAGTATTAGCTGCTGTAAGTACAACGCAAATTACATCTACACCAGAAGAACTAAACATATTAGATGGTGTTACATCAACAGCAGCAGAGTTAAATATACTTGATGGAGTTACATCTACTGCTACTGAACTAAACATTATGGATGGTGATACAACAGCTTCAAGTACTACAATAGCAGATGCAGACAGAGTAGTTGTCAATGATGCTGGAACCATGAAACAGGTTGCAGTTACAGATTTAGCTGCATACTTTGATGATAAAATAACTGCAATGCCTAACCTAGTTTCTACTGGTGCATTGAATGGTGGTAGTATAAGCTCTGGTTTTGGTGCAATAGATAATGGCTCATCTAACATTACAACAACAGGTACAATATCTTTTGGATCACTTACTGACGGTTCTGTAACAATTACAGACATAGCTGATGAAGATGACTTTAGTAGTAATAGTGCAACTAAACTAGCTACACAACAAAGCATCAAAGCATATGTAGAAGCTAACAGAGATGTTCAAGGTGTTACTGCTACAGGTACAGAAATCAATACAAGTTCTGATGGAGATACTTCAGTAGGTACTACAGCAGTTGCAGGTAGTGATGGTATTGTCACTAATGATGCAGGTACAATGAGACAAACATCTGTAGATACATTTGATACATATCTTGCTGGTACTACTAAAACACTTACAAATAAAACGCTTACTGCACCTAAGATAGTTGATGGTGGTTTTATTGCTGATGCAAACGGTAATGAAGGTATAGTATTACAAACAGCTAGTTCTGCTGTAAACGCTATAGAAATAACTAACGCAGCAACAGGTGGATCTGTAGTTGTCGGAGCTATGGGAGATGATTCTAACATCGACATAGACATTACACCAAAAGGAACTGGTGAAGTAAATATAGCAGCAGGTAACTTAAACTATG